TTGAATTTATACTTAGTATCTACACTATTATATTTAGTTTTTTTACTAAAGAAAGCCATTTATGAACTTTCCCAAAACTCATCAGCAAGTTGGTCTAGCATTTCGCTAGGGTATACGGACTCCCCCTCTACTTTGTACTCAGCATGCCAGTCGAAGTCTTCAACTGTGGTATCAATACTAGGGTACATTTCATTAAATAACTCTACTAATTCAGCTCCATCAGTTTCATGATATTCTCCCTCTACAGCTTCCCAATCATCATATTTTTCTGTATCAAAATATTGTTTACCCATAAAGTTTCTAAACTCATCTTCGTATGTCATACTAGCAGTTATATTATCATCATACTTATTAGCAAAGTATTGTAATATATTTAATACTAATTCTGTTGGTTGTCTCCATGCTGAGTATCCACTAATATAACAGTCTTGTACTTCTTCGAGATGGCACCATTTAGCACCAACTTCTCTACAATACCAGTCATAAGAGTCTTTTAGGTAATTATCTGCATCAAATGATTTATCTACATTATTCATAAAAGGTTGATTTTCTATTTCATCATATTCCTCATAATCATAGGGGTTGCCCTCATAGTCATTTCTAGTACCTTTTACCATTTTAACTGATGAATTAAATTCATCATCAGTTAATCCTTCTATACTTATATTAAAATATACATGATTTGCCATTATATATCTCCTTTTGCTCTTACTTCTGAACGAACTACCTCAAAACCATTTGGGTATCTTTGCTCTAGTTTTTTGATGTTTTCTTCCATTACTTCGTGAGGTGTGAATCCCAAAGCTGTGCAGCCTTGTACCCAATACCAAAGAACATCTCCTAGTTCTCTTTTCATGTGAAATATTTCGTCTTGTGTAAACTGTGTGTCTGCTTGGAATATTTTTTTCTTTACTACTTCTGCGAACTCTCCACTTTCAGCCATCATACCGATAACTGATGTTAGTAATCTTGCTACTTGCATTTCTTCTGTTCTATGCTCGCCTTTTACACTTGTAGTTCCTTGTAGCAATTCCATTCTAGCTGTCATTTTGTCTGTGTTTTTACTTGTTTGTGAGGTTGTTATATCTACGAACCTTGCGTAGTCGTTAAATTTTTGTTGGTCTGTCATGTCTGTCCTTAATGTGTCTGTTTGTTCTTTTTATACCACTTGGATAACCAAGTGTCTATCTGTAGCTCAGTCCAATTACTTGGAAAGTATACTGATAAGTAAGGCCTATCTCGTAATACGACTCTCATAGTCTGCATAGTCCTCGTTCCACCAATGTGGTTTGTCTCTGTATTTCCAGCTTGCAAAGGTAGCTTTATCTAAGTGGTAATAGTCGCGATAAGATTGAATAGGATTACTATAGTCCTTTAGCTCTTCTGGCATAGCTAAACCAAACTCTGTAAAGCCTACTCTTTGCATATTTACTGGTTCTGGTAATTTATTTACTACTTCATGTATGGACTTATGTTCTTTGCCATATCTGTATCTGTACTCATCATTTAAAGCATTGCCATAGCAGTGTGTCCATTCGTGATTATCTAATGATGAACGAGCCCATATAGTACAAGGGTGATTATACATCATAGGTAGATAAGGTGTAATTGGTCTTTCTGCTGGGGGTAGATGTTTTATCTTTGCTTTTTCTTCGTTAAGTACATCTCGTTCTTCTTTGTTGAGTGCACGAGGTACAAAGCCTAAGAACTTGTCAATCCATATACTAGTGCATAGTATTTGAGCAACCTCTAAAGGCATCTTAACAATATGTTTGTCGACATGAGCTTCTGCGCATTTGTCTAAATCTTCGTCTAAGTAAAATAAATTCATACAACTATTATACTAAATTTTGAGAGCGATGTCAAGTATTATTTTTTGCTTCTTCTATAAAGTTGGGTTGCGTAAAAAAGATTCCGAGAGTAAATCTATATTGTGGAGCTATATGAGATGTCGGTCTTATACTATGAGGCGTAGTGCCATCAAAAAGTATTGAGCGATTTTGCTTGTATAAAACACTTTTTGTAGCTTCTTCCATTGCGTCATCATAAAATATAGTCTCTCCATAGTATTCATTTTTCCAATCTGGATTTATATCGTACACAAGAACTGTGCTACCCCCATGAGTATGAGGGAATTGAATTGAAGAAGGGAAAGAAAGATTAATGGTAGCACTATCAAATTTTAGCCCGTCTAATTCTTTCATTAGCTCGGTATTGATTATGCTTTCCATAAAACCTAAATCTCTCCACTCCTGAGGTGTCATAGTATGATGAAGGCATGGGTACTGACGAGTCTCGAAAGTTGAAACATCGCCCCACCCTATTTGATAATCAGTAGAAGCACAGAACATATATAACTGCTCTCTAGTATTCTCCATTACTGTATTATCAAAAACCTTTATCATTTACTTACTATTAATTTTGTCTTTAGCTGTTCCTGCGTAGAGTCCAAACCAAGCTGCGCCTGCTCCTACTACTACTGAAATCAACCCCGACTGTTCAAATGTTGGTGCTGGAAGTTCCATGAACCAAATTGTACACTTATATAATAATATAATGTATACTGATAAAAACGCTCTAGGGAATATTCTCCATGCGTCTATCATGTTTGATAACCATATCCACTTTTGCCATGGATTATCTGGTTCTTTTTCGTTCTCCATCTCCATAATCTTGGCTTTTAATTCACCAATTTCTGAAACCATTGCCATAAATTTATTAAGGTCAATCTCGACCTCGTTGCGACTCATGTCGCCTTGAAATTGTTCACTAGGTTGTGCCATTTCTATTTCCTATTTCTAAGTTTCCTTAGCCTTGGGTTGAATCTCGCAACCACTTATACTCATCGCTCTCCAAATCTATAGGAGAGACTGATGTTGCATGAACATGCTTAGTATTTTCTTTGAATTTCCCTTCTTGAACTGCATCTAATATCCAGTTAGCAGGGTCATCATTAATTTTATCTTGGGTAAATACAATTTCTACTTTATATCCTATTAAGTTTTTTGCCATTTCTTTTTTCCTTTGTTTCTTTTCATTACTAGCATGCATAGCTTTAACCCAACCATCGCTGTTTTCTTGCCACCTTTTGTCATTTACCACAATATTCACAAGTTCCTTTCAGACCTAGTAATCTTCTTTCTGTGTCCTCTTTTTGCTTTTCTGTAATCAATTCATTGATTCGTCTATAAGCAGCACTTAATTGTTTTTGCATACCTGCAATCTCGTTTTTCAACAAATGAATTTCGTCTATCATATTTGTTTAATACCTAACACAAAGTTTTCTGCGCAGTCTTCTGACCAGCTTTCACTTTTTGTAGGATAATACTCTAAAAATCCTGGCTTATCACCATTCTTCATATAAACTCCCCAAGAGTCATTAATTCTGTGTCTTACTACATGAGCTACTTTATCGTCCTGAGTGTAAGTAGAATATATTTTATATTCGTTAGTGTCTTGCATTTTTTTGTTCCTTATATAATGTGAAGGCCTCAGCTACATACTCATCTATAGTCATGTTTCGCTTATTTGCATCTGCTGTCATAGCGTCCCACATTTCTTGTGAGATAAAATATTCTTTGCCTTCGAATTTAATTACCACTGCTAAAGAGGTCAGCTTCTGCTTGCCTTCTGCGTGTTAATCCTTCTAGTACTTTGCCTCCAGCTTTGTTCCATCTCATTATTTGAGCTGGTACATTTACCATATCATTGGCATTAATTACTTTTAGCATTGTTGATGCTTGAAAGTTAGATGAGCCTAAATTATAAACCCAAGATACTAACGCATCAAATTGATTTTGTGATAAAGGTACTGTAACTAATGTATTTACATAATTTTCGTACTCTACCAACTCTTTCATTAGCATATCATTAGCTGTATCTTCTGATATTACCATGCCTTCTTGCACACCTTTTGTATGCCCATAGCCTATTGTCCATACGCCTGCAGCGCATTTATAAGCATTTAATTCTAAGCCTTCGAATGTTTTTATTAACTCTAAGCCTTGTATTCCTATTTTCATATTTGTCCTATATGTAGAAGCTTTCGCCACAGCCGCAGCGTCCGCTCTCTTGATTATTTGTGATAACAAACTCCTCATTAAGTCCATTAACCACCCAATCCAATTTTGCATCTGTTAGATACTCCTTGCTGTATATATCAATTACTAATATATCTTGATATATCACATCAGTTAAGTCAGGACTCTCGGCATAACTTAACTCATATGTATATCCACCACAGCCGCCACCTGTGACTTTAAGGCGAGCGCCCCAAGCAGAACTTGAGGCGACTCTCTGTTTTAACATTGTTAAGGCTTTACCTGTTATCTTCATAGTAATGGTAGCATCGCTAGATACATTGTTCCAAAACATACTGTAAACATAATAATTACCTCACATAACTCCCCATCAGGGCAGTAGTTATCTTTAACTTTCCGAATCGCTTGCAAAAGTGCATAACGATTAAGAAATCGTTTTGCATATTGCATAAGTTTCTCCTAGCCTATTTTAATCGTCTTAGGCTTCTCTTCATCAGGTGTATTGACCTGAAGGTTAATAACTAACATACCATTTTTGAATCCCGCGTCGGCTATCTCTACCCAATCGCCCAAAGTGAAAATTCTGCTAAAAGTTTTGCCACTAAGTCCTTTATGGACATAACGCTCCTCTCCAGAATCAAGACCTTGCTTTTCTGTTCCTTCTATAGTAAGTTTATTCTTGTGTTGCTTGATGTCGATATCATCTTTTGACCAACCTGGTAGAGCCATTTCAATACGGTAGCCCGTATCTCCAACTGCTACTAAGTTGTATCTTGGATAGTTAGTAAGAGGTGAACTTTCATTTCTCCTAGTTAATTCCTTATTCAAGCGATCGAACCCGACAAATAATTTGTCAAAGTCGTTAAAGTTTAATGCTGATAATCCAGTCATTTCCATTCTCCTATTTGCGTCCTTTCGGCACGCGCTGTGAGACCCTTTCGGCATCTCGGTTATTATAATATTATGTCTAACAAAACCCGACCACAGGTGGAATGTGGTGCTCCTGCCTCTAAACCCTCAGAATGATTAATTCCTACTCGTGCCAGACATATGAGGGGTTTTGATTTGGAAGTCCCCACAACTCCGCATAAATTAACATAAATTATTTAAAATTTATACTACTATTATAACAAAATTTACCACCCTTGTCAAGAATTAAATTTCAGTCCTCGTCAAAATCTATCTGCCCATCAGCTTTTAGATAATCTAATGTATGACTAATTCCGTTTCTTCTACCTAAATTGTAAAAGATATGACCACTAGCACACGCTGTGAATATTAAAAATGTTATTTGCCAATCCATTCGACATCTCCTTTTGGTATCACTTGATACGCACCCTTGTTATAGGCAGGAGCAACAGTATAATTCTTACTAATCTCTAGTCTTTCCTCTTTTGTTAAGGTAGTTTTACTACTCGTAGATTTACTACTGGTGGAGCTGGAGGGAATCGAACCCACGACCTCATGCTTGCAAAGCACGCGCTCTCCCGACTGAGCTACAGCCCCTTTGAATTTTTTAGTTTCCTGAGCTACGAAGTCAGGTCTCTTTGCTTTTTTCCATGCGTTTGTTTTTCTCTTGCGTCCGCTTGGTGAATAACGCATACTACAATTTACAATCATAAAAATTCCTTATATTATTTTAATATACATATATTATACACTTTTTCAGTAGCCAAGTCAAGAAAAATATAAAGGGTTGCTGAAAATAACTCTTGACTTTGGAACTTAATTTTGGTATAATATCCATATGATAAAAACTAATAGATGGACTGATAAGCAAGTCAAAGAACTAAAGAAGTTCTACGGCCATGTGCCTGTAGATACTCTCGCTAGTATGTTGAATAAAACACCTTCAGCTGTTACGAGTAAAGTACACTATCTTCGCAAAAGAGGTTGGACTTTTGACAGCAAGAAAATAGACTCAAAAGAGTTTGCTCGTCAATGCAAAGTATTCTATGGTGATAACTTGCCATGAAAAGACAGCAGAAAAACTATAACTTTGACAGATTACTACGAATTTTTCGGAATAAAACAAAGCGTGATGGCAAACTAGAAAAACTCAAAGAGAAAACATACTACGAAAAGCCAGCTCAACGAAAGCAACGGCTAAAGAACGCAGCTATACGCAGAGAAGCAAAGCGCAACCGTGATGAAATGTTAAGACCTCAGAGAGGCTTCGTCTCCAAATCCAGAAAAAGATAACTATCTACTTCTAAAATAAACTTTTTTATGTTAGATAAAACCTTTCCAGACAATCCTGCCGATGACATAGGCAAATAAAAATATTGCATTTTTGTTAAAGTTGTGGTATAATATATACATAATTGATAATAACGATGCTAACTAATATTCATTCAATTCAACAAAACCTAACTAAAGAGCATCACCTGAGAGACAGCTCTTCCCTAGAAGAGATGGCTCGAAAGCTGATGTCTCGTTAAGTGTTGTTGGTAATGCGATTAAAGCAACTAATTAATCCACGATTCAAACTCCACTTCAACGGGGTTAACAAGC